TAATGTTAATGTTTGCGTCTTTTACTTTGTTAAGAAAAGAAATATGACTTCTTAATGTATTATAAGGAGCATTTTCTATATCTTCAATTTCCTCGACCTGACCAGATTTAACTTTTTCAGGAACAAGAAATAAAAGAAAGTCCTGTGCTGGAAGAATTGCATCATCTATTTGTAAAGTATTTTTAGTACTTCTTTCTACTACCCTCATACCGTCCCATTTAACCTGACTTAATTCTGCCTTAAGTTCTCCAAATGTACGAGCATCTGACTCGTGCTTAATAAGGTCTTTCTGTGTTGTGAGTTTCAACGTTATTTGTCTTTTACTACTCATGAGTATGTATTATTAAAGTTTAACAATGTTTATATGAAAAATTAATTTTCTCTCTTCTGTGTTATCAACCCAATGATAACGTTTTCTACCGCTTTCGATTATGTAGTCAGAGTTGTCATCAATGATAACATCACTTTCTTGTAAAGCATCTTCAAACCATTTAATCCATAACCACATATTACCTATATCAGGCATTTTAGGTCTCTTTACTTCATAAATATCAAGAGATATGGATAATTTAAATAGAGAATCAACAAATACATGATCGTTGATAAATTTAATATGCTTTTTTGTAATCTGTTTTTTGATGTATCTTTTCAGATACGAGTGGAAATATGCAGTAATTTTCCCTCTGGCACGAAAATGTAATGTTGCATTATATAATCCTTGTCCATTAACAGTCCAGTATCGCATTCTGCCTGATTTACGGGATTTTTGTGCTATTACATATCTATACTCATATTTAGGAATTTCCACTGAAATTATCAGTTTCTGTTTGACCATCATATGTGTTTGTTTCAGAAACTCTAATGGATTTAATACCTTCTGTAAGATAATCACCATGTTTATTTGGTGTTATTTTAACATTAGGAATATTATGTGTATTGCATAATAATACTTTTGCAAATATTTCATTTAATGCTGATACAACAATAACATTAGGTTTACAATCTCCAATTTCATTCTTTTTAATGAAAGAGCAGATATATCGTTTTTTACCTGTACGCATACTTAAAAAAGTTAGTTATAAGTTTATCAAAATGATCTAAACTATACTTTTTAACATAATCTGAAGGGTCTTTAGGTTCTCCTAATGGATTATATGTCATCTTTAAGTTAAATTTCTTAGTAAATGATGCTGATCCATTAATTCCACCTTCGTCATTATCAAACCAAACAAATATATGTTTAAATCTTTCTTTAAGTTTAATCATAACTTGTTTTGGTATGTACGAATGTTCATTATTAGGAGCGATTGCCCAATAACCCAATAAGTTAAAAATAAGTATGTCTTTATAACTTTTAGTTATGAAAAGAATATCACTGTTTTTTGGTAATAGAGTCCATCCTTGAACAATAGTAGAATCTACATTTGAAACAAATCGTCCTAATCCTCTAATTTGAGGAAAGTATAATTTACGTCTGAATACGTCATCGTTCCAGTAATAGTCAATTGAGTAACCAATCATAAAAGGATTTAATGCATAAGTTGCTTTATCCTTTTTTGCGTTAGTTATACGATAGTGACTAATACTTTTAATGTTATGGTATTCAAGTAATTTCAATGGTATACTATACTGTGACCAATACTTTTGGTCATTAGTTGTCCATAGACGAGGTTTTATATCTATTATAGTGGGTTTCTTTTCTAGTTTCTCTAAATCAACGCTGCATTTCTCTGGAATAACCAGAGAAACACCAGAGTCAATTGTATTATATCCGAGTTGAAGGTTAAAGTCTTTATTTACAATCTTTAACGCTCCATTATAATCTGTTTCAAATTTTCTTGCAATAAAATCAAATATTCTGTAACTTCCTTCTCCAAAATCTTTGTATAATAAATCTCCTTCCCACATTATGATATTACATGACGGTTCATCGTCTTTTCGAAATTCACTCTTGAATTTTCTGTCTATATCTTTAAAATTAAGACAGTATGTTTTGAATAGTTGATAACTATCAAGTTTTTTCAATATGTTCTCTTTCGTAAGAGAATTTTCGCCTGTTGTAAATCCCATAATTTGAAAATATTAAAATGGATCGTCTTTTACTGCTTCTGCAGTTTCACTTTGATCCTTAGTGTCTATCATAACAGTAGGTTCTGTCCACTGTTGAAATACAAAACTATTCTGGAAATCTTCTTTTGGAGGATAACCAGCATTTGTTTGTGATTTAATATGAGACTCCCAATAATTTGTTCTCTTATTAGTAGCTCTATCAAAATATCTGTTATAGATAGATTGATACTTACCGTCTCTGACTGCTAATAGAACTCTAACTTCATTGTTAGGGTTACTCTGAAGAATACCAGCTAATTCGCTATAGTTTCCATCGAATAACGCTACAAATGAATCAAGTTTTGCTTCATCGTTAGGATTAATATTCAACCAGTTAATTAGAAAGTTATGAAGATCAGCTTCTCCGACCATAGCTGGACGTGCTGTTTCAGTATCGAACCATTTAAGTTCAGTTGGAGCTGCATCAGGAGTTCCCCATGCTGTTCTACCAAAATTATTGATCCATTCACCTTTATCACCTGCTTGATTTAATCTGTTTTTGTTTTCAAGAAAAAAAGCAATTTTAGTTCTTATTTCACCATCTCCTGATAAATCAGCACATGATAGATAAAAATCCATTCTTATTTTCTTTGTTCCAGTATCATCGACTCCTATATAAACTGGTTCATTTTGTGGTTTATATCCCATTTGTTCCAAATGAATTTTATCTGGATTAATAGCTACCACTTTCATATTGTTTATACCTGTATAAAGTTTACCTTCTTTTACAACTTGTTTGTCTGATGAATTTGCATTAAATCCCATCTTTTTTAATTTAGAATGTAAAAAATCTTATTGTCCATCATAGTACTGATTGATTTTCTGTATTACGAAAGACAGGTCATTTGGAACTAATAAGTTCTCAAACATACCTCTTGGGGACTTACCTGTAGTCGACCCATCGTTTTGTGTTATAAATCTGTATTCTAAATCTCCGTTTTCATTATTCTTTGTTACATTTGTAAACAGTACTACTGTAAATAGTCCTTCTAATGTAATTTTGTCATCTAGCATCTTGCCAATTGTTTTTATCTTTCTTTTTGGGGCAAAGTTTTCCATTATAATTTCGTCATGACTTAGTACAAATACCTTTAAGTCTTCTCTTAGACTTCTTGATGTATTTATAACATCCCATGCGTGTCTTGCAATGTCTGTAAACTTTTCCCATCCTTTTTCGTCAGACCTATTCATAAATTCAGTACTCATTAAATACTGAAAGTCATCAATTATAACCTGTTTAACCTCTGGTCTACTTTCACTAATAAACTTCAGAGCTTTAACAATTACACTTGATTCATGACTAATTAGGAAATTTCCTCCTTCAGAGAGCTTACCAAAATATTTCTGTTTCCAACCCCTGAAAGGTAACGGTTTACCAATTATATTGATAATTACCGTTTCCTTTGGGTCTAAGCTGTCCACTGAAGTAGATTTACCTGTTCCGGTCTGTCCTACAACTGCGATGATTTCATTCATGTTGATGAATAATTATAAAGTTCCAATTCCATTTGGCGACGTTCTCTCAAAGCATTATGCCTTATTACGTTACCATTTTTCGTACGAATGTGTATCCATTTAATTATCTCATTGTCAATAGGTTTATCTTGTACTATCAAGTTCTTTAAAGTGCTTCTGCTAAAGTTTCCACTTCCTAACTGGTATACGAATAAACTTATAGCGAGTAATTGTATATGTTCAAGTTCTGTTGTTTTTTGAACATAATCAACAGCTTTGTTCAAGTCTACTCTTAATAAACTATCAGCTGTCTCCTTACTCATTGGATAATCAAATGACTCTCCTTTTCTGATTGCGTGTCCATGTCCAACTGTTAACACATTTGCCATACATCTGTATGGATGTGCTTCAAAGCCTTCATGATATTTAATTGTATCTACTATCGTCTCGTATATCATATCCCACTCGTCTTGTATGCGTATTAGCTCTATAAGATTTATTACGTCTTTCGGTAGTGGTTTTGTATACGTTACGATAACTTCCCCAACGTAATTTGCTTTTGGCAATACGTCTTCTGGAATAATTAAACTTAAAAACATCATAAGGATTATTACCGATAATCCCATGAGATAGACACGAAACAAGAAATGCGATTCTTTGCTTCCATTCATAATTTTTGTTTTCGTTTGACATATCTAATCGTAATCAATTACAC